GGTGATATCACGTCCAGTCTCTACAGTCGTGCAAACGAATGTATACTGTACGGGATCTCCCGCGGCTGACACTGGACCTGTGTCCGTGCCAGCCTATACTATCCCTGTTGAATACGTTGAAGAACGTATCAGTGATAGCCTTGGTAAGAGAACTAGTCATCCAGTAGTCCATCGCAGGCGAAAAGTTTCGCTTGGGAAGGATGAAACAGTGACTTATTCAAATACGGTCGGTGGTCGCACTTGCGTATCAACGTATGGTCCTGGGCCTTCAGTGGCTCAGTACAACGCTGGTTTTGCAGGCTACTACTGGCCTTGGGACGTCAGTAATGACGGCTCAGTTCCAGGGTCGTGGAGTTTTGTTCCTATGTCTATCAGTGAGGATGTCCTCAAAGAGGACTGTCTGGAGCGAGTACGTCAGCTTAAAGCTGACATGCTGCTCAATCTCATTGAAGCTAATCAGATATGGCCTTCCATAAAGAGCATTACCCTTAGTTTGCCAAAGTTGGCAGCTAATTGGTATAACCTCCGGAAGGTTTTGAAGACTGCTAGTGACGGCTACTTGGCCTGGAAGTTCGGGATCTCTCCCTTACTTTCAGACATGATGGCTGTTCACCGGCATCTTCCTAAGATTAGACAAGACATGGACCGTCACGTAAAACAAGCGCCTATTCGAGCCAGCCGTGTGGCTGAACTCGCTGCACGTCATCAGCCATCTCCACAATATTCAAATGTGGATTATGCTGGTAACGTGATTAAAGCGCCTACTGTGCGTTACGTTCTTGTAGCCAAGCCAAGTGTGAAGTATACTATTCCTGCTATGCAGTCTATAGATTATTTCATGTCTCGGTTCGCGACGTCGCCCGCTAGTCTAGCATGGGAGTTAGTTCCTTTCTCCTTTGTTGTTGACTGGTTCGTCGATTTGCGCGGAGTTCTACGTAAAATTGATGATGCTGTGGGCTTTAGCCCATTTACCATCAAATCTTTTACGCGGAGCTTTAGCTACCACTTGGAGTCCAGCTGGCAAGCACGGTTTTATTCTCCGTGTAATCCAGCTGCGGTCATTCAAGTGTATCCCCGTGGTACCGTTGAGTTCAAACACTACGATAGGTCTCTTGTTTCTGCCCCGGGATTTCTCCCGTCGTGGAAACCACGCTTCGGAAAAAGTCAAGCTGCTATTTCAGCAGCATTGATCTCTCAGATGCTTTCTAAAGCAAACTGGGTGCGAAACGTGTCAAAGGTCGTCAGGGTTCGCTGATGGAGAAATCCATCTTTGAATTCTTTTGACCAATGATAGCCGTTAGACGATAGGTTCAATGTTATGACAAAGAAACTACAGTCCAAGGCCCCGATAAACCCAAGCGAAGTGTCTACAGATGTTCTAGCTTTTGCTTTGAACTACTGCAAGACGCAACTGTCTGAAACCGAGATTCTGGATATTGAACGTCTCTTTGAGGCGCTCAGATCGGGAAACGAGGTTTTGGCACACAGTATCATGTGGAAGCACTTGCCCCACGTGAATCTGTTGCCTGGTACCAGGATAGGTAACACTGTGATTTCAGTAATGGAATCTCGTGGTACTAAACCTAGCGCAGTCGGGACTAAATATAGAGATCCAATCGCTCCGAAAGGTGCGTAGGATATCTCGGCCATCTAGCTCCAACAACAATAAAATACTGTAAACAATGAACGCTGATTTAACGTTCAATTCCGTGGTTTTCAAGAAAAGTTGGGATGATCCCGACAAAGGAAGCCTCCGTCGATCGACCGCCCGGGCAATCAATACCCCGGACGATATGATCATCAAGTCGCAACCGTATGTCGACTCCGTCACGAAAGTGGCGGGTAATCGGTACACAATGCGAATTGATCGGTCAGATCTTGACGCTAGTAATCAGAAGATTGTATCCTCTGCTTACTTCGTCATTGCTGTCCCGTCTACTGTTACCTCTGCGCAGCTGGCCGTTTTGGTCGCTACGTTTAAGGCTGCAGTGGCGGACGCGGATCTGATCACCAACGTACTAAACAACGAGAAGTAAAGGAACCCGAAAGGGCCCTTATGTCTCGGAATAGTAGGATGCAAGATGTTAATCAGCGCTATCGCCGATCCTTCTTGTACCTACAAGAACGGAAGGCTATTACAGTACTCCTGAAAGTATGCATGTTATAGAACACACATATGTTAGCCTGCTAGCGGATGTAGCAAACCTGTCTAAGTACTCTGAAATACGAGGATCTTATGAAGGCCTACAATGGTGCTTAAAAGAAGCTCCTAAGCTAGAGAAGTACATGTTGAGCTGCCTAGAACAGGGAGAAATCCTTGATCTAGAGCGGTTTCCAACATGGTTGAGGAGACTCGCAGCCGGATCCTTAGTGGATCCGATTCAACTGCGATATCTTCGACAACTTCTTCTGTTCTGCTATAAAGCCTCAGTTACACATGACAACCAAACGACCGAGAAGACGTTCCAAGACTTCTTGGAAACTAATCACTCTGTTGGGAGGTTCGGCGCTTCTCTCGCAAGAGAGAGTCCGAGGCTCCTTGACAGAGTTCGCAAACATGTGCAGTCAGTCCTGTATCGATTCGATGAGTCGGATTTTTATCCGTCCCATGGACCCGGTGCAGTTACCACCTCAAAAACAAGGTGGGAAGACTGGTACTCTACAATAGAGTACGTCTATCCGTATAGTGATCATTACTGCCTTTATTTTCATAAAGAGCACTGTGAGCAACTTGAGGATAGTTCTTGCAAGGACATCATAGAGGCTAAAGTCATAGCTGTCCCAAAAGATAGCCGTGGCCCCCGTCTAATTTGTGTCCATCCTGCGGAGGCCATCTGGGCCCAGCAGGCTGTTAGGCGAAACTTGGAGCGAGCTATCTCCTCCAATCGGTCGTGTGCCGGATCTATGCCATACAGACAGGGGAAACCCTGGACGCATGGTAGGATCTGGTTTGATGATCAGTCCATAAAT